CGGGCGGACGGACTACGGGCGGCTTGTCAGTTGCGAATGTCAGAGAGTCGTCCTCGAAGAACAGAGAAGAAAGGACTTGATGAACTGGTGCCGGCTTCCAGTGGGAACGGAACACATGACCCTGGAGAAAACGGAGAAAAAGCCGTGGATTAAAACCGCGCTTGCCGCCGCGTCACAAATAGCAGATGAAATCGGTGACATCAAGTGGTTAACTCTCATAGCTCCGAAGGACCGGGGGAAAACCCATTTAGCGATTGCGATTTGCCGGAGATGGTTAGAGCGTGGACGACCGGCAAGGTACGCTTTTGTTCCGCTCATGCTCAAAGAATTAAGAGACGGGTTTGAACGGGAGGGCGAAGAATCATACCGGAACGCCTTTGACAGACTGTGTAATTTCCCCCTTTTGGTCCTTGACGACATGGGGGTAGAGAAAGAATCCGAGTGGTCTCAAGAACAGTTACAGACCATCATCCACTACCGGGGGATCAATGGACTACCTTTAGTCGTCACGACAAATCACCCGCTCAACGAGTTGAAGAACGACCCTGAAGGGCGAATAGCTTCCAGGTTACAAAGGGAAACGTGGTGTAAAGTAATAGTCCTGGGCGGGCAGGAACACAGGTTGGAGAGATGACCTGTCCGCTCAATCACACTGATAGAACATGGTGCATCGATTGCAAGTATGCGAAAGAGGGGGAATGTGATTACCCTTATAGAATAACAGGAGGAAAAGGGAGATGAAAAAACACCCGATACTCATGTCAACGACAATGATACAAGCTATACTTGACGGGAGAAAGACACAGACACGGCGGGTGATTAAACCGCAGCCGACTATATCAGCGTGCGGATTAATCCTTCATGGTGCTGAGTGGTTAGAGCAATACATGACGTCAGAAAATGAGATAGTACACATAGGAGATTACTCCAAGAGACATCGCTGTCCCTACGGGCAAGTCGGAGACCATCTGTGGTGTAAAGAAACATGGGCATCCGATTGCACCTGTGAAAACCCGGAGTGCAACGGGGTGATTTATAAAGCGGGATATGCGGGCAAAATTATACCTGACAAATGGCGTCCCTCAATCTTCCTACCGCGTAAGTTCTCCCGGCTCACCCTGGAGATTACAGAAATTAGGGTACAGAGGGTGCAGGAAATCACAGACAAAGAGATACAGGCTGAGGGGGTTGAGGTAACATTCTTCGAGCCTGGCGAATTTGGTATAGCTAACCCATGCGCTACCGGTGTGGTAGATTTACCGAACGGCTACACTATTTATACAACAGCGCGAGGATGTTTCACGGCCCTCTGGAATTCCATCAACGGCAAGAAATACCCCTGGGAATCTAATCCCTACGTTTGGGCCATCACGTTTAAGGTTATCCGTCAACAATAAAAAAGGGGGAGAATAAATGTACACAGAAGAAGAAAAGGAACTGGCCAACAAGCTTCATGTAATATATGGGCCTGTTCTTGGGATTTCAATTTGTTTGGGTCTTTCACGCTGTGCTCACCAGTGGATGGTTGCAGCAGGGTACAGGAAGATTGACCCGGAGAAGCTGACCATAATATCTCAGGACGAAGCAAATGCGGCATGTCTTAAAAGGGACAGTAATCGCCCCTATCCGAAGGGGAGCGTAGGGTGTATTGAGGTTGCTCAAACCATGTTAGAGGCCCAACTTGCCCACACCAAGCGCCAGCTTCAGGATATGGGGGATAGAAAGATGAATGCAGAAGAATTTGAGGCGGCTTATTGTGAGCGCGGCAAAATAAGCCGGGATTTTTACAGAAAACATTATGTGACATTACCCTGCGCCTGTGGCGCGGATATATGCGAGGGGTGGGCTAAGGTGCCGAATAACAAGGAGAGTATTGATGATCACAATAGATTTTACGCTCCAACTAGAAACGGGGGGATAGAGTGAAAATTCGTAGAGACAAACTTGACACGTTATTCTCTGAGTTCATACGCCGCCGCGCTGTAGCTCGAATTGGGGGATGTGAATATTGCGGCAAGGGGAAACGATGGCAGGATATGGATTGCAGCCACTTTCACGGGAGAAGAAAACTCAGTACACGGTATGATCCGGACAACTGCGCCGGCTTATGCAGGCCCTGTCACTTTTTTTTGGGAGAACACCCGAACAAACATGCTGATTGGTTTAAGAAACGGCTAGGCTCTGACGGATACGAGCAGTTGAACATCCGGGCGGAGACCATCTGCAAGAACTTAGACCGGGAAAAACTAACGCTTGATATAAAGAAAATGATTGAGGAAATAGCATGAAACGATGCTCCCGCTGCGGCTCCAACAGAATTTACATAAACGATGATGGGGATATCCAGTGTTCGACTTGCGGACACATTCAGTACAAGTCCGCCCCGGTAGTGCTTTCACGCGGATTGTGGGGAGATCCGATAATTGATCTGATTAATGCACCGGGGTTTGCCGGCGGGACGGGTTGCCGGCGTCATCCCGGCCTGAACTGCCTAAAGTGTCCAGAGAAAGAATGTGTTATCAGTGAATGGGACTTCAAAGGCCATCAGACCAGGGTATCTAGTTAAACGCTGGTAGGAGTGGTATAACGTTGGTAATGACCGTCATACATAACGGTTAGCAGCCTTTTTTTGTTGGAGGTTATATGGGCACAGAGACGACACCATTCAAAGCCGAGTTCACTATACCGGAGCATTTTACAGCCTCACCCGTCAAGCGCGTCAAGTTCTCTGACGGTAAAGTACTGACTCTCAACAGGAAACAGCGGCGTAAAGCGCATATCTATAACCGCGATCTCAAGCCGGTAAAACGAGGTTGAGAATGAAAATCTGGTGGATGATAACAGAGAAGACACGCAAGAAACTGGCAACCATCCAGCGCCGCCGCTTCCAGACCGAACTCAACCCGCCGGCGCCGGAAGACCGGCCGCAGGTCCAGGTGAAGGGAAACATCGAGTCCACCGAGGAGATAGAGCGTATCATGCGCCAGCCGCCGAGCAGGAGTCATGACAAAGATGGAAACGGTTAAATATTCCACGCCGTATGCCAAACCGCTCACCAGGGAGGAGCGAGCCGCCCGGAGCCGTATCGCGCTGGACTCCGCGCAGCCTGTCATGCGGTGCCGGAAATGCCGGACCAGGGCAATCAGTCCGATCACCGAGGACTCACCCTGTTATGCGTGCGGCTGGTACCCGGGAGTGCCGGTAGTCAAATTTATTCCACGCGAAATAAAACGGAGGAAAGGATTCATGGCAGAGATAGAATCACCCGAATTTAACCAGTTATTAACCAAAAATATGCCAAAAAATATGCCAGATCAGGAACGAAGTCCAGTACCTACCCGGCTAGGAGAGACAGCCGAAATCCGCCGGTACTACAAAACCAACTGGGCGCTCATTCAGTTTGACATCAAAGACCTTGGGATGGAAGCCGCGCTCAAGAAGTGGGGGCTTCGACCTCAGAACTATTCCCGGATGGTGAACAAACGCGGCGGAGTTCCCTATGTGAAACACCACAAAGAGCCAAAACAGGTGAACATCAATGCCAGTACGCGCATCGGGACTATAGGTAAAAAACTAGCGGAAAGCGGTGTCCGTCCGGTTTTCACAACCGAGGCTATACCTAAGAGCGAATGCCCGCAATGCCCGTTTTACGATAAGTTCGTGCGCCTCCAGTCCGAATACAAGGGCTACCGGCAAGCCGTCCAGGACTGCCACGGGGGCAAATAGTTGCCAGTTAAAACCGCCAAGAAGGTCCTGCGCCCCTGCCAGGTGTGCCGCTCATGGAAAGGGTGTACTGGATATGATTGGTACTCACAGGCTGATATAAGATTCTGCCGGAATCAATGCCTATGGATGATCGAACACCTTGAACTGCTGAAAGAGGGTGTCTGGCCGGGGGGAGACCCTCACCCTACGGGATACACAAAAGCCCCGGGTAAGCCGGGCATCAAATCAGAGGCGAAGTTTATCCGACCATGCGAATACGCCGGGGAACTCGAAGCCCGGTTGAATAAGACGGGGAGAGACGGGCTCACACTTTTAAAAGAATACCGTAATGAGAACATGACGAAGGCAGCGCGGGATGCGTTAAATTATATCTGCGGCTGGAAGCGCAAGAGGATGAGGTATAGTAGATGGCTGATACAAAGGAATTACAGGTATTCATTTTGTAAAGACTTGACATGAGCCACTTGACAAATAAGCTATAGTTTTATAGTCTAGTAATATGTACCTGAAATACCGTAATGTGTACCCATCTGATTATTCTCCAGAAAGGGAAAGGCGCGTGCAGAAAAGGCTTGAGAGGAAAATACAATCTATTTGTGAGATGTATAAAGACGGCTGTTCGCTCCGTTTTATAGCTAGTAGGCACAGAACATCACATGAAACGATCAGACAAATATTGATTAACCATAAAATATACAAAAATTATGAATATATGCAAAAACAAATAGGGGACAAGCGGTTAATAGCCCCTGGATATGTCAAATTGTTTATTGGCATTGGTGAACCTGGAGCGGATAAGGGGGGGTGGATATTAGAACACCGGTATGTTATGTCTAAGCATCTTGGCCGCCCATTGAAACATTGGGAAATAATACATCACAAAAATAGGGATAAAAGCGACAATAGAATAGAAAACCTGGAGGTGACAACTGCGGCCGATCATTCCACTTGTTTGAAATGTCCTTATTGGGAATACTATGTTAACAATACAGGCAATAAGATAATAACCCTTGACAAAGGATAGGACGGCGTGATAATATTGACAATGAGGGGGGGGATTGTCCTCTTTGCAGAGAGCTTGCGCCCATAACGGTTAGCAAGCTTTTTTTTGTTGCCTAAAAAGGATGTGGTAGATGGTCACAGCGCAGTCAAGTAACCTCGTAGTCAACAGCATCATCTTGATTTTACTGGTGCGAGATGGAAAGTATTGAGACCGTCCTTTATGCAACTCGGAAATACACGCCATGCCCTAACTGCCTGACGCTCATCCCGGAAGACGAGTATAAAGAACACGTTAAGGACTGCGTGGGAAACTCAAGGGAAACGACATGAACGAAGACAAAGCGTTAGTTATGATAGACCAGATAGCCTTTGCTTTAGGCTGTTCGATAAGAGAAGCTTTCCGCATCCTGGAAATAAGGTGTGAGTATCGAAAGCCGGGACACGGGAAGTACGGGGAAAGGCCGGGGGATTAGTCCGGCCTCTTTTGTCTCGGTTTGTTCCAGTAGGGGGATTTGCACTTGGGGCAGAATATGGGTGGTGTAGGTGATCTCGGATACCACTCATGGTTACATCGGGTACAGGTTAAGCTATTGATTGCTGGTTTCATTTATAATTTTCCTTTCTGTGCGTGTACCATGCGCACCCCGGACTGGAACTACGCCTCTAGGTTTGCCTGACTTGTCTATTTCTAACGGCTGCTACCATTTTATCCCGGCTTCTTGCGCTATTTCCCGCAGGGCGGCATACACGTTCCCCGCCTCATCCTCCATATCGCCATTACCGGCTGCCTCTGATGTGCGCTCAAAGATAATCTCGTCCACCTCTCTGCCGTCTACCTGGGTTATGCCTGCATGCGCCAAGGAGATGCGGAGGCTGTCTTTTGACTCCTCGGTAGCCTGATAGTCTGTAATGTATTTGTCCCACCAATCATAGTCGCCTTGGTCCATGTGCCAGATACCATTATCGTCAACGGTAATGTATTTGTCCTGCGTGGCCGCTAGGCCTTGTGATTGGATAGAGCCGGTGTTACCCACCAGGTCACTAATCCAATCACAACCTGTTTTACGGTCGATGATAGAGAGTTCCCTGTGTGTCCCTGTCTCACTAATGATAACTTTCATTTCTGAAATCGTTCTCGGTTGCGCCCTCGTCTCCAAAATCCTTCATCAGTTGCGGAATCATGGCCTTGGCCTCTTCCATCGTCTCGAATCTGTTGTATTCAGAATTTCCACCGTCTACGTTATTGGAATCCCATTGCCCTTTTACCAGACCCTCTATTTTGTACATTTTCTTGTTCCTCCTGTTTTTATTTTCCCGTGCTGTTATACAGTCACAGGGCTATTTTTTCTTATCTTTCCAGTATTCGGTTAGCATCTTTAAACTGTAGCCAACCAATACGAGATTGATAAACGTCAAGGCGATGTTAGCTATAAGCAGTTCCATATTATTTTACCCTTGGGCAGTGAGCCGGTTTGTGATTCCCGTCACAAGATACCGCGAAGTATTTACAGACCTGGCAAGTTATCTTTTTCATTTTGTTTTCCCCTTTCACTATTTATTACCAGTAAGCCTAGTCTTGTGCTGCGCCACTGATATATGTGTTGTGGTCGTGGTATCCACCCCAAGTATCTAGCCCTTCTACGGGTAAGTGTTCAAAATAGGATTCCTCACAATGCCACCGAGCACTGCGCCATATTTTTCCGCATTCACAAGACAAAATCCATTTATCGGGGGATACCCCGTGGCTAATCAATACCTTGTGTCCCTTTATACCCTCGCCGATAGATATCTCTGGTACGTCATAACGGCTGAGGTCTGGTGATTCGCCGGTTCTGTATGTCATTTTACTATCTCCTGTTTTTATTTATACTCACATATTAACATGATAATATTAGTCTGTCAATACCCCTAGCGTTACATAATTGTACTATCTTTTCGTAAATTGCGCCCTTGATTAAAACTCGTGTATACTGTGCGTTGCAATCACAAGTGTGAGCTGTGAGCCTACTCTCTACACCAGCTCTGGCATGCTTGGGCACAAGGTGCCTTCCTGCGTATCCCTAAGAGGTAATAATGAAGGGTGACAAACTAACTCCTAAACAAGAGCGCTTTGCTCTTAATATATTCCAGGGTATGACACAACGGAAGGCCTGGGTGGAGGCCGGGTATTCGGGGAAGTACTCAATGGCGGTAATAGATGTTAACGCCTCGCGCCTGGCGACATCAACTAAAGTAAAACTAAGACTGGCGGAGCTACAGAATAAGGCCGATGACGCGGCCATTACTACAGTCGTAGAGCGCAAGCGGATACTCTCGGAGATACAGCGGGCCAGGTTTGGCGACTTCACTGATGATTACGGCAACCTAAAGATAGGGGACAAACAACTCTTGAGGTCTGCTGCGGTGCAGGAGATTAAAACAGAGTCAACGCCACTCGGATACCGGACAACCCTCAAGCTCCGTGACCCTGTGAACGCCATAGCCGAACACAATAAGATGGACGGTTCATACGCGCCCGAGCGCAAGCAATTAGATGTAACGGGTGAAGTCTTATTTGTAATAGGCCGGGGATACCAGGAGGGTAAATGCCTGCCGCCGTCCGAATAGTATGGGAGCCTATCAACAGACAGCAAGATGAGTTTGTAGCCTCAGCAGCGGAAAAGGTTTTATTCTCTGGTGCATTTGGTGCGGGGAAGTCGATAGCGTTATGCGCTAAGGCTCTCAGGCTGTCATTAGACCACCCGAAAAACTTCGGCTATGTCTGTCGTAAGGTTAGGGCTACAATAGGGCTGTCCACTCTCAAGACGTTCCTTGACCTCATATGTCCTAAAGAGCTGATAGCTGACTATAACAAGAGTGAAGGGTTAATCACTCTCACTAATGGCAGCCAGTTACTCTTCGGCGGTCTGGATGACCCGCTCAAACTAGGTTCCCTGGGCGCTGGCGGTATAGGATTCGTAGCTATAGACGAGGCTATCGAGACCGTAGAAGGTGACTGGAGGATGCTTGAAGGGCGACTGAGGTTGCCTAACGTACCACATCAGATATTCGCAGCGACTAACCCGGGACCACCGTCTCATTATCTCCACAGGATATTCTTTCAGGAACACCGGGGAGAAGTCTATCAGGCCAGCGCGCTAGATAATCCCGCTCTGCCAGATGATTACAAGGCCCGCCTCCAGGAGTTTGAAGGTATCTATCGGGACCGCTATGTTCTTGGGTTGTGGAAGGGGCTGGAGGGGCTTGTCTATTCGGCCTTCGATGATAAGGTCTGCCTAATACCGCGCTTCGAGGTAGACAAGCGCTGGCCGATTCATACCGGCCATGACTTTGGACTAGCTAACACCTGCGCGCTCTTCTACGCTGAGTCTCCCGGGACCGGTGACTTCTACGCCTTCGCGGAATACCTGCCCGGTGCTAAGTTATCCATCTATGAGCATGTTCAGGCGTACAAGGCGCTTACGGATGGGCGGCCGGTCATCAAGCGAGTAGGCGGCAACCACCAGGAGCAGGAGATCAGGGACGGCTACACACAGCAAGGTTGGCCGATTACTGAGCCTAAGCACAGTCAGGACAAAGCCTTCCAAATAAAGCAGGTCCAGGGGATGCACCGGCGCAACAAAATCTATATCTTCAATGACCTGAAGGATTACGTCCGGGAGAAGATGTCCTTTATATTTAAACCGGGTACCGACTTGATACAGGATGAGTCGAAGTTTCACTGTATGTCAGCCGAGCGGTATCTTCTGTCCGACTTCACACCGGAGACAGCGGTAGTACATTCAGGCTGGACACGCAAGACCAGCTATTTTTAGTTTACCATTATGTGCGTCAACCTCTCTTGTTACGCATGAGTTATTTTACCAATAGTGCGCCCCAGGAGGTCACAATGGCCGATAACGATATGATGTCATGGATAACCGAGGCTAAAAAAGAGTTCAATGCCCGCTGGGACGTGATGGATAAGGTCCGTGATCTCGTGTACATGGAGGACTACCAGTTAAAAGGTACGTCCGGTAAGTTCAAGAACAAGGCCATCGACGGGGCGGTCAACGTCACCATGAACACGGCGGCCATCCACGCTAATACAATCGCCTCAACCCTCATGGAAGGTAAGTGGCAGACGGTTATAGAGGGAAAACTACCTTCGAGTAAGTCTCACAAGGTCGAGGAGTTCATTGACAACGTATGGACGGAGATAGACGAAAGACTAATCACGTCCGGCAATCCCATTCTACACGCCTGGAACTGCAATCATATCACGGTCAGAGGTCTCATAGGTGGGCGGTTCCTGTGGAGAAAGTACACAGAGGGGCCACTTTCAGGGACGGCGTACCCCGACTACCTTACGATAGATATGAGATGGTGCGTGTACGAGAACGATTACCTTGGGATTAAGAAAGCCGGGTACTTCAACAAACGTAGAGCCTCGGACATCATGGACGAGTACAACGTTACTCTTAAGGATGGTTTACACGATGTATGGGTAGCGTATGACCGTGAGTCTGAATATGTTTACGTCAACAACAACCTGGTAGCGCAGAAGAAACACGGCTTCGGGTATATCCCGATGATTATCTCAACCGTTCCGGCTGGATTCATGCTGAGAGATGACGGGTGGAGAGAGTACGACTCACCGGATGCGCTGTTCATGAATTTAAAACTTTACAACGAGCAGAACAGAAGCGTATCCATTACACAAACCGGAGCGATGACGCTCATTAGACCCTCTTACCAGAAAGAGGTTGCAGAGAAAGGCGGAGAGCCGCCTCCCTATCCTAACCCGATAGGTGATGTCATCGAAGTCCTCAAGGGCGAACCTTATACTCCGTTACAGGTGAAGGACACCAACGCCGCACACCAGATAGGTATGAACCTGATAGACAAAGCGGTAGAGGAGGGAGGTCTACCCGGACTCGGTTTAGGTACGTGGACATCTAATAACCCGCCTTCCGGCGCTGCAATTACTGCCATGTCTGAAATCAGGGCAAAGGTACTCAATCCCAGGCTGGAAGCTCTCGCAAGCTTTCGCTCCTCGCTGGCAAGGATGATACTTAACCAGTGGTCTACCGGTGGATATGGGGGTGAGTTGGGACAAGCTGGATTGAAGACTAGTTATTCCGCCGGAGATTTAGGCGATCCGAATGATTACAACATCTCCTACAGATTGATGTCCAGGTCTAAGGTGCAGGAGATTGCCAATATATCAATCGCCGCCGCCGCACGTCCCTATTATTCTCTCGATTCTATCCTGAGAAATATCGTGATGACGGACGACCCGGAAGGGGAGATTGCTAAACTCGAAGCGGAGAGAGCCGAACAAGCTTACCCTGCAATGTTCTTCTTACGGAAAGCCCTAGCGTTAGCACGGTCAGCTAAAGAATCAAGCGATACCGAGAGGGAGCAGAAGTATCTTGAGGCGTACATGCTTACCAAGAAGTGCGTACAGATGCTTGAGAGCGAAGGACTACAGGCGCTTCCTGAAGGTGAATTGAAAGAGCCTAAACCTACCGGTAATATCATGCCTCTAACATCTGGTTTGGGGGTGAGCTAATGTTTAAGTTCGATGAGAACGACATATTGAAAATGGTACGTGAGGCCATCGAGAAGAAAAGTAAACCCGTTACTCCTCAAGTATCACCACTACAACGTCTTCTGTCAGCGGCACAGAGGAAACAACCTACACAGCAGGTTCCTAATGTCAATCAGTAAGCGACCTCTTATTGTTATAGAGTGGGAAGACATGACCACTGATACACAGGGCTGGAAGATGGAGAACTCTCTTATCAAAGATGAACCGTTATTGTGTACGGCTGTAGGGTGGCAAATCCCGTCTGACAGGCAGTATGTCTTTCTCGCTACAATGCGTAGTTCATCTGGTAGGTGTACTGATGTGCATCAAATACCACGTAAGGCTATCAAGTCGCTTCGGAGAGTTGAATAGTGGCTGAGAATATATTCCAGGCATTAGGCGGCACACCCCGCGCTATAAAGCCCTTGAAGTTGCCGAAGACATCCTCGCCTAAAACTAACTTCACTTCACTTGAGGCGAAGGACCAACTGGGGATTGACATTCCCGAAGGGGCAAGGGTTGACGTTGTTTGGGCGGACGACGGTACAGCTTCAAGTTACGAGATAAGAACGGCTGAAGGTTTTAGATACAATTCCGCCGACCAGACCTATAGAGCGCCCGGCGGGGATATCTATAATCCTGATGAGTACGAGCAAGCCGCTATCCCGGAGATAGAGGTTAATATACCTGAAAACTGGACTATGCAGGAAGGTCAAATAGTTTCCCCGTCCGGTTGGAAGGTCACTGACGCGGGGTATTTCGTTTCCCCTGAAGGCACGACGTATTCTCAAACAGCTATGGAGAGACACCTTCAGGATAGGGACTTACCGGGGATTGAGGACTTCTTTACCTCCGGTGGTTTACCGTCTCAAGTTCCTACTGCGGAACCATTAACAAACGAGTGGTACTTGAGACGCGCTTTCCGAGGCATGGATACAACGGCTGTCGTCCAGATGGCGCAGACGCAACCTGACAAGTTTATAGACACAGTACGTTCATATGCCCGGACACCGGACGCAGAAGCCTTTGTACGTTCTATCTTCCCGGATGCTACGGAAGGTGATCTAGGTGTTATCTTTGGGTCTGTTCCCATTCAGGCAGGATTATATTACTCCCCACTTGACGAACAGGTGGCCACAGTTTTCCCCATTATCAACCCTGAAGTCATGGTCAATATGGCGACGAAAACTCCTGATGTGTTCGTAGAAGAGGTGGCCAAGAGGGGCTGGAACGCGGACACGGAGAGACTTATCAGGGAAGTAAGGCCTAATATAACCGAGCCTGAACTTGAGCAACTGTTCGGCATGAAGGCGTCCGAGGCTACTCATAGAGATTTAACATATGCTCAGTACCAGGTAGAGGACGCATGGGATGATGTTAACCACTGGGGCTGGCTAAAGAACTGGGCGGCTAACTATGGGGATATTCTGTCCACCACAGGCGGTGTATTCTCATTCTTAGGTATGGATGACCAAGCGGAATGGGCTAATAAATGGGGAGCTAACCTTCAGGCTGGGGCTACCCCTTCAACAACCGGTGAGCTTGATTGGGGTGATTTACTCGACCCGAACTTCTACGAAACCAAAGTATCCAGGCTGATGCCTACCGCTTTGTTATTTGCCGCTGCGGGTATAATGGGCGCTTACGGCGGAGGTGCTATCGCTGGTGCTTTGGGTGTTGGGAAAATAGCAACTTATCTCTTCGCGGCATTTGTTAGTACTGCCATGTCCCGCCCTCTTGAAAGCGCAATGGAGGCCGGGGAAGCCTATAACCAAGCTCTTTACATGGGCAAGTCGAAAGAAGAGGCTAAAAAGGCGTTTAGTGAAGTCTTCACCAAGAACATGACGCTATCGGGGATGGACGCTGCACAGATAGCTATTGCTCTGGCCCCGACTCCCAAATGGATACCGGCCAGTCTGGTAAAGAACGGGCTGGCTAGAGTAGTCAGCGCCAGCGGGAAGATGGTGATTGTCGGGCTTACCGAAGGCGGCGAAGAAATCTATCAAGATATTATCCAGAGGCAGGCACGTGGTGAGACGTGGAAGTGGGACGCTCAATCTAAAGAAGTCTTTGCACTTGGCGCGTTCATGGGTATCGGCATGGGGCTGGGCGGTGACGTTATATCCCCTGTCCTGGTCAAGTTCGAAAAGAAACTCAATCCTGACCTGAAGGCACAGTTCGATGAACGTGTAGCGAAACTCATAGAACAAAAGGCTACCGAGACCCAGGCAAAGACACAGGCTATGGGTGAGCTTGTAGAATCCAATGAAGAATTAAAAGAGATTGCCCGTCAGTCTATCGAGGAAACCAAGACAGAGAATGATAAAATAGAGGAAACCATACAACGTGGCGAGATGCCACTCTATGAACAGATTCGTATCCTGGCTACCGCAGGTGAGGGGCAACCCGGAGTAAGATTTGAAACTGTAGGTATAGTCTACCGGAATGAACAGGGACAACCTCAAGCGATTATTACATTACACGGGGAAAGTTCCGGAGCTGTAAGAATAGGTTCCGTAGTCCGTTCCAAAGATATTCCGAATAACCTATTAGGTTCCGTATCTCGGCAGATGGTACGTGAATTACGTTCCGTACCTAATCTTGTAATGCCGTCCGAAAGTGAAATGTCCGAACTCGGGTATAAGGCTTACAAGAAGTATATGCGGATGTTCGGAATAAGGAGCGACCCAACGGGGAGTACACAAACATTTTCTAGATACACAGAGGCAAGTGGTAAAACAACGGGGCCCCCTGCTGTATCCCCGATACAGCCGCAGCCAGTTACCACGCAACAGATTAGCAAACCAAAGAAATATGCAAGAGGCAACTCTAACCCCATAAGACAAGGCGTCAAGACTATTGTGGAGAGCAGATTTGACGGGACCGGCGCTAGATCAAGAGAAGAGGTATCTGGTCTTAGGGTGAGGCTAAATCCTGATGGGACGATAAGAGTTAATGAATATGGCGTAGCTCAAGTAGTGGATGATTACGGTAAATTGCAATATTATGTCCAAAAATCTGAAGCTGAAAGATTACTTAAATGGGGGCTTGAGGAAAAAGATACCCTGCCAAGTATAGAAGAGGAACTTGCCATGCCAGAGAAGAAAGCAACTCCTGGGGCGCCCAGCGAGCCTGTGATAACGGCTGATACGTCTCAGGTAGTTGCCAGACCTGACACCCCTATCGGAAAACTAGAAGCTACGCAGAAAGAGATACGCTCAGATATAGAGGCCGTGCGTGAATCCATGCGTGGGAAGAAAGACATCAACTCCCGCCTGACACGCCTGATATTCAATGACACCGAGCGACAACTGAATGAAGCCGATACACTGATTAAGCGTATTGAGAAAAAACAGGAAGTCAGCGAAGAGGAGATTAATACACTCCAGGAAAAACTTACCCAAACTCGTGAGGCATTTAAGACTAAGCGCCAGACCGAGGCACAGGTAAAACAGCAACTCGTTAATTATATTAACGACAACCTGAAGGCCGAGGACAAGGGCAAACTGTTAGCGGCGGTAAAGAACGCCAAGACCGATTCCGACCTCAACGAAGCCATAGCACGAGTAGAAGAGATAGCCGAAAAGCAGGAACAGAAGAGGCTTATCTCCAAGATAGAAGAGACAATCAAGAAAGCCAAGCCTAAAAAGCAAGGTGGTATCCTCAAAGGGAAATTCACATTTGATGTCCAGGAAGAGCTTGATATTATCAAGCAGAATCTCCACGCTGACAGAGATGCAGCTCGTGGTAAGATAGCCGAGAATATAGCCAGGATGCAGGACGGGACACTGGATTCGGAAGAGGGATATCGGCAGAATGCGCGCTTAAATGTGGCCGGTATCGACGGGATGTCTTCTGAAGAACTGGCTAACACGCTGGATTATATACGCGACCTTGAAAACATCGGGCGTGCTGAACGATTTGAGAAGAAAGCCCGAGAGAAAGCCTACTTAGATGATATAAAAGAGCAGGTCTTCGATGATGTTGCCGGCGGCGAAGGGCTCAAACCGGGGGTGGAATCACTGGCCGCAGAAGCCGCGCCTAAACCATCTACTCTGTTTGAGAAGTTAGTTAACCGTCAATACTCCTGGGCGGATATGTTGGATAAACTATCCAAGCTGAAGAAGGGGCTACCGTTCAAGAGTAATCTCAGTAAGTTCGGGCAGAAGGTTTCAATCGCAAGGGATGCGGAAAACGCCGCTGTGCAGAAAATTTTTTCCGATATTCAGGCTAACGCTCTAAGAATATTCAACGTCAAGACAAACAGGCAATTACAACGTATCCTGAACAGCATGAGGAATGAGGAGATAGACATCGGTACGTTCCTCAATACAGACGGTAAACCCGTTTCCTTGCGCATGACCAAAGGGCAGATCATCAAGAAGTATCAGGAAACACTTGACCCGACCCTTGACCGGACGTTTGCCGAAGGGATGAGGTGGACGCCTGAGATGAAAGCGGCGATGAGTAAATGGCTCACTCCGCAAGAAAAGGCATGGGCCGATTACCAGATGGAATTTTACCAGACATATTACGACTCTATTAATGCCGTCTATCGGGAGATGTTTGGCGTAGACTTACCGCATAACTACAATTACTCACCTTTATCGCGTGACTTTGATGTTGCCGTACAAGAAGAACAGCTTGTCTATCAAGACATAGCACGCTACGCCTCGGCTCTGAATGGGTCACTGAAATCCAGGACGGAAAACATCAACCCGCTAAAGCCGACGGATGCTAATCTCACGTTCACACACCACATCATACAAATGGAACACTTCAAAGCATGGGCGAAAACAGTCCACGAGTTGCGTGTCGTATTGGGGGATAAGAATATAAGACAGGCCATCCTCCAATATCACGGGGCTGACATACTGAAAGAAGTCAGCAGCTACCTGAACGACTTTGCCAGAGGTGGGGCGGATACCACGCATACTATTCACTTACTCGATACCATCCGCGCCAACTTTGCCCGTTCTGTTATCGGTTTGAAACCGGGTATTGCCTTGCAGCAGATACCTACCACCTGGGCTTATCTGACTGAAATGAAACTCAATGACTTCATGTCCGGTATAGCCGACTTCTGGAAAAATCCTGTGGAACATTTTAAGTGGATGATGGAGAACGTTCCGTACATCAAGGAAAGATACAAGTCGGGCTTTGAACGTGATATACAATTTGCCAAGTCGCAGAATAAACTTTCCCGCGTATCGGGCCTTGATAGTATAAAGGATTCCTCATTCGCTCTTATGCAGATGGGCGACCAGTTCGCCGTCTTACAGGGATGGTGGGCTAAATATCGGGAAGGCCTCAAGAAAGGGCTAACTCAGGAAACAGCGATTCTTGAAGCTAATGAGACTACCGACCGGACGCAGAACACGGCCAGCATAGACACCCTTTCATCTCTTCAGAGGGGCGGTAGCTGGTGGAAGCTTCTGACCATGTTCCAGAATCAGCCTAACAAATATTTCCGCATGATAGGTAACAATATGCGGAACCTCAAGTACGGAAGGGGCAGCCGGGGAAAGGCACTATCTAATATCATTATAGCCTGGGTAATCCTTCCTGGATTATTCCAGTTGATAGCTAACGGTTTCCAGTGGCGCAAAGAAGAACAGTTGAGAGCGTTAGCCTTCGGGCCTATCAATGATCTGTTGGTACTTGGGCAACTCGCTCGTAGTGTAGCCGACTGGATCACCGGGGAAACCTTCGAATGGCAGGCAAGTCCGGCTCTGTCTACCGTACAGGATATTCAAAACTCTATCCAGAAGATACGCTCACTTGTTGACGATATCGGCAATCCCTACGAGGACATATCAAGTGAAGATGTGTGGTCACTGGTAGAATCTCTAGCTAAACCTATAGGCGGACTGGCCGGTATCCCCACGCCTTACATGATTCAGGTTGAGAGGGCTATCCGCTCCGGCGATCTCCGGCAACTAATCTTCAGCAAGTGGGCTTTAAGAGAATCGACACCCGATGCTAACGCCAAGGCAAAGGCTTCTATTGATAAACTTGGGGAAACCCTCGAATCAGAGCAGGATACGCCACTCTCTGAGAAACCCTTGCCTATCCACGACATGAACAAACTTGACTCCGATTTACGCGCTTTTTACGACTCGGTATTACCGTCCGATATTCTCAAAGACAAGGACGCCGACGCCTACGCTAAAGCCTGGGCTGAAAAGGAAATCACCCGCTCGACTTACGAGAGCCTACCTAACGTCAAACTGAGCGACATCAACACAGACTCCGGCGAGGATACCATTGTCGAATACTATCAGCAGTGGCAGGCAAGGCAGAAGATAGACTCGCTCGAACAGCTAAGAGAATTCGACAACCTGTATCCTAACGCATATCTGGGGAATGTTGACCGCTCAACATACGACCTGCTGGTAAAGTACAAGAACATGA